AGACAAATAGGTATGCCCGTATGGAAATTATCTCAGCGCTTACACAGGGATGGCTTACAATTTAGCGAAGCTATCATTAATGATGACCGCAGATACAACAAGGAGACAGCATAATGAATATTACTATTGATAATATGGAAGTTAATCAATTCCACGAAGGAATGAGTCAGTTAGTTACTTTTGTTCATTGGACTGCCTCTGAGGATGGTGTTAGCATTTCAGGTACAACTAAACTTGATGCACCCAAAGGAGCATTTAGAGAGTACACTTCACTAACAGAAGAAAGGGTAAAGGAGTGGGTACTACACAAGGACTTGGCTAAGATTACAACTAACTTAGCTAATACTAAAAAGAGTACCTTAAATGCTGCAACCCTAACACCTTGGGATGAAGGATACACTTATGTTGAACCTGATGATGTTAGAGTTATCAGACAAACTTACCAATACAAAGAAGCTGTTGCTAGATTAACTAAGCACATCTTAGCTGACGGTAGAGTTGAACTAACTGAGATGCAAGACACTACAGAATACGTAGTTGATGCTGAAGGTATGCTTGTGCTGACTGATGGCGAGCCTACATTCATTCAGGAAGAGGTTATTGTTCAGACTGCTATTGAGCCTTTAGAAGCTACAGTAGAAGTTACAACATACTCTGAAGATATTGATGCAGAGCCTGTAACTACTATTATCGAGAACCCTGAGATTACTCAGGATAACTTAGAAAGAGTAGAGGCACAGGCTGTAATTGATGCTACACCACAGGAGATTAAATAATGGCTATTAACGTAACCAAACCCGCTATTAATTTACGCGAGAAGCTAAATGAAGTCACACTAGAGACAGGTATTAAGGGTGAAGAGCTATTAAACTCAGATACTTCCACTGAAGCAAGGAACGTATTAGAGTTAGATACCCATTTATTCACTGACTTTGAATCAACAGGTATTGATGATAACGCTACGAGTACAAAGCTAACAGTATCAGACACTGGTATTGATGTTACTGGTAGTGTTACTGCTGATGGGCTTACTGTTGATGGCGAGCTTATCTCAATGGCTCACACAGGGAACACTTCCACCATTTCTTTAACGCAAAAGGTTGGGACACAAAACTCAGTAGCCACAATTTCAGCTAACAGAGAGGACACTACCACATCCGCATCACGGTTGATGTTTAATACCAATGATGGCACTTCTACTTTACAAAGAATGCGAATAACCAACAACGGAGACATTAGCTTCTACGAAGACACAGGCACTACGCCAAAGTTCTTCTGGGATGCGAGTGCTGAGAGGTTGGGTATTGGTACTAGCTCTCCTAATGCAATGCTGCACCTATCCGCTCCGAACTCAGCAGGTGTAATTCGTTTAGAAAATACGTTTAATACCCCTGATAATGTTTGGGAAATAGTACCTGCGATTGCAGGTGTGGCTAACACAGGCTTTACTATTAGAGATGTCACGGATAATGTAAATCGTTTAGTTATAAATGGCTCTGGCAACGTAGGTATAGGTACTAACTCCCCTAATGCTATATTATCCGTTCATACTGACCAAGGTGGTACGGATATAGGTGCTAACCACGGCACAGGTGGAACATATCCGAAAGCATCAGGTATTAGCTTTGGTGCAACATCAACAAGTTTGACAGTTGATAATAATGGGGGAACAGTGAACTTTTCTGGAGGTGCAGGTATTTATGCCAACAACACTGCTGCTTCTGGAAACCCAACAGACCTGATATTATGGACTAATAGTTCTGGCACACCATCAGAGAAACTACGCGTCACAGGTAATGGTAGCGTAGGTATTGGTACTGATACTCCTGCTGAGAAACTAGATGTAGCAGGCAGTATTAAAGCATCGGGTACTTTCAAAGGTTCTGTTGCAGCCCCTGCTTTATTTACTTATAGACACGTAGGTTCATTAAGCCCTACACCCACAGTTTTTACAACTAGGACTGCTCTACAGAGTGCTGGGTTAGTTAGTGGTGGTATTTATGTGTTTACTGCTGTTATGGATTCTTATCATACTGGTATAACAGCTTATTCTTTGCTAGGTGTTACAAAACCTTGGATTTTTTCAACTGATGGTAGTAATCATACTACTACACACACTATCGGGGATTTTGTTTGGCAAGGTCACGCGTATCATCCTACGGTAACTATTCATTATCGGTTTGAACCAAGTACTTCGGGGGCTAACCAAGACTTTTTAGTTAGTAGTACAGGAACTTCAACTACTGATTTTGCTGCAGGTGTTGCTGGTAAAAAACTCGATATTTATATTAAGAGGATAGCGTAATGGATAAAGTTTATATAATCATAGATGATACTGGTATGGTGTCAGGGTTTTCAATCGATATTCCTACGGGGTTTAATTACGCAAGTAATCAACTCGATATGGACACTGAAGCTCCTATGCTTCCTACTGATGTTGTTGTAGAAGATAACATCGCCCGTCTTCGTACAAACTCAGAGCTTACAGCAGAAGTAACACGCCTACAAGCAGAATACGACGCTAATCAATATCAACGTGATAGAAAGGTTAAATACGATGCCTTGAATCAATTTGAGTTAATCTCTAATGATGCTATCAATGGCACTACAACACATAAAGACGCTATCTTAGCTATTAAAGCTGAGATACCTAAACCAACAGGAGAATAATATGATTATTACAATAAACCAACTAGAAAGAAACACAGCAGACGATTCAGTAGTTACAGCACACTGGAACGCATCATTAACAGACGGTGATTACTCAGCTAGTAGCTACGGTTCGCAGTCATTCACTAGAGATGAGGATTCACCTACGTTCATTAAGTTCGCTGATTTAACTGAAGCTGATGTAGTTGGGTGGCTAACCCTAGATGAAGGTCTAGAAGCTAACCTACAAGCTCAGATTGATGAACAGAAAGCACCTACCACGGTAACAGGCACGCCTTGGTCGGAAGCAGTATTAGAAGAAGTTGCCTAAATAACAGGAGTAATACTATGGGAAAAGATAAAAAGACCCCACAGACAGTAACAATTGATGATAAGGAATATTCAGTAGATGATTTAACCCAAGAGCAAATTGCTATGGTAAATCACGTATCTGATTTAGACCGTAAGCTATCATCAGCACAGTTCAACCTAGACCAGCTTAACGTAGGTCGTGGTGCTTTTATGAATATGCTAACTGAGTCTTTAAAGGCTGAAGAAGTAGAAGTAGTAGAATAAAACAAGTAGGGGTGAAATGCCCCGCACTCATTAAATAAACTTGAAGGAACTATGGAATATTCAGACATAATCTTGACACTGGTAGGAATGGTAACAACAGGGACTATCTTTGTTATCAAGAATATCATGACTGATATTAAAGAGTTAGAGCATACGATGAATACTTGTCAATCTAACATGCCTAGAGACTATGTACTTAAATCAGACTACAAGACTGAAGCAAGTGAGATTAAGGCTATGATTATTGAACAGTCTAAGAAGATTGACCAGATATGGAAACACATGAGGATAGGTAATGGCAAGGACTAATCAAAAAGTAAGAGACAGCAAGGGGCGCTACATTAAGTTGACAGTGCTTAACAAAGCTAAGAGCTTCTGTGGAGTAGTAGCAGGTAAGCTAGATAAGTGGCTTAAGAGTATAGACAAATGATGGGACTGCTAACAAGTATAGCACCTATCCTCGGAGGCTTCTTAATGAAGCTGTTTGCGCTCAATCAACAGGCTAAGCAAGAGCAACACTCACAGATGCTAGATGCGTTTGCTGCAAGGTCTCAGAATATGCAAGATGCTAGAGATACTGCGAGTAAAGAGTCACCTATGGCAGCACTGAATCGTAGAGTTATTATCTTTGTTATCTTAGCATTAGTTGTATTCACTCAGATAGCACCTGTAATATGGAATGTAGAAACAGTCGTACCAACGGTAAGAGAAGGCTTTTCACTACTAGGTATTCAAGTCACAGCAGATGAAGTTGAGTATGTAACAGTTAAAGGTATGCTCAAATTGAATGAGGTGTTTGAATGGGCTACACTTATCATTGAGTTTTACTTTGGCGCTCAGTTGGCAAAAGGTAAATGATGATTAACTTTGGTACTGAACAAGTACCTGTATGGCGTTATGTTCATCATCTAATGAAATCGAACAGGTCAAGTAAGCAATGTTCAGAAAAGTAATGAATGTATATACATCAAGGGTTGTAGAGAATATGATGTTAAGTAATAAAAACAAGGAAGGGAAGTAATGAATAATTCTGAAAGAACTAAATGTGAAATATGGACTAGAGTTATGGGCTACCACAGACCCGTAAGTAGCTTTAATATCGGCAAGAAGGCTGAACACGCTGAGAGAGTATTCTTTAGGGAGACTACCAAGAATGATAGACAAGATTAGTAAATGTACAATGATATTTTTAGCAGGAATGGTAACCAGTTTAACTGCTGCTGCATTCTTTAACCAGTTCATGCAAATGCCACAACAAGCAATGATGATGGGTAGTACAATGATGCAAGGACAAGATAAGCCTTGTAACTGTCAGTGCCCACAACGTAACTAACCCCACCGGAGATAATATAATGGCTAACCCTACACTGCAACAATACATAGAACAACAGAACAACCCTTGGAGGAAAGATAATCCAACTAATTCTGACTACTTTCAGATGATTACTCAACAAAACATGAGAGACGGTATGCCTCAAGATGTAGCAGAAGCTAATGCTGTACAAGAAATGCAAGTCTACATGCGAGAGGGTATCAACCCTATGGGCCCTATCAACGGCAGAGAAGCTGGGTATAATGAATCTCAAGGTGCTAGTCAGGCTAATCAGATGCAACAAGGCGCACAAGCTCAAGATATTGCAGATAAACAGTCACAAAATAACATAATGGAAAGTTTCAACCGGTGGCGTATGCAACAAAACTTAGCTCCTGTAGGGTTACCAGCTAATACTTCAAGTAGAGGTTGGGAAGGTGCTGCTGATGCAATGCGGAATATACGTAACTTAGAATTACCAAAGATTAAGCGATAGGAGATTATTATGGGTTCTACAAATAAAATCAAATTAATGAACGCAGCTGGTGAGGTTACTTACGCAGATGCTACAAATAAAACCTTAATGGCTGTACTGCGTAATGCTGGGTACATAGACGCCACAGCAATGGCCAGAAGTATAGAAGGTAAAACTGCTCCTAAAAAGAAGGAAGCTTTTTCAACAGAGGTATCTTCAGATGTATATAAGCCTGGTTATGATGTAAGAGATTTTAAAAAGATTAGCTTTAAAGATTACCAGAACATGAAAAATAATGCTAATAAACCTTCTCAAGGTTTTATAGGTAATATTTTCGGTCTAGGGCAAAGGCTTAGAGACGATGTGGATTATATTGAAAAAAATCAAATGGTTAGATTCAACCCTGAGACAGACCCAGCATTTATAAATAATATGATAGAAGCCCAGGGTAACACACACCCAGATACCGCCAAGAAATATCAATTTGATGCAAACGGTGTAGCTTTAGGCGATAAAGGCACCGAAGGTAATCGTGGGGTTCAAGTAATTGATGATGGTTTTGGTGGTACTATGGCAGTAAACATGGATGGTATTGATAGAGTAGCTGTAAATCCTTCATTTAGTGGTGGCCAGACTGCTTCCCCAGTAGTACGTAAACAAGTGTTTCCACAGGAAGTTCCTCCAGTGTTCTTACCTAAAGGTTTAACACCTAAGGCTAAGAGTACATTTGGTTTTCACAAAAGAGATGGGCAAAACTTCCTAACACAGAATGAAAATGACCCTTATTGGGACGACCATATTAAGGGTACAGGTGATGGTTTCTCTCATGCAGAATTAAAGAAAAAGCCTCAACAAGAAATAGATTTTGAAGCATTCAAAGCTTTTTTTAAGTAAATAAATTTAAGTAGGAGTAGCTTATGAAACCTTTAGCAGGAACATTAGTAACACCAGATAACACCCCTATTGCTAATGCATCTGTTAGGCTTATAGCTACTAATAACACAACAGATGGTGCTTTAAAAGGCACTATGTTTGTATTTAGTACAACGTCAACTGGCACTTATGCAGTAAACGTATTACCGGGTAGTTACAAAATAGAGTTTAAGAACCCAGGTAAGGCTAAATATATTACATTAGGTCATGTCACGATTGCTGGCACAGACACCACTAGTCAACCTCTAGAGGATATTGGGATTAGCTAATGGCTATAATAGTTCAAGGTACATTAAGATTTCCGGATAACACACCTATTGTAGGAGCTTCGATTAAATTCGTAGCCAGTAAATTCATACAAAGTGGTGTTCCTATTGGTGCTTCCCTAATAATTACTACTAATAGTAGTGGAGGGTACAACCAAAGTATTCTAGAGGGTAGTTATCATATATTCATTAAGCAGTCAGGCCAAGAGCTATACACACATTTAATAGATGCGCATTTAGCAGATGGTATTGGTAATGTTGCTATTGGTGACCCTATTACACTTGAAGAGATTATAGGTACTGGCCCAGGGGATACCCCTGTCTACGCAGGTTGTAGTGTTATACCTGCTCCAACTAACTTTACTGTTTCTGGAGGCTTTACCACTATAATTTTAAGTTGGTCAATACCTACCTACATATGTCATGCCGTTACTGAAATATGGGTGAGCACAACAGATGAATTCAGTAATAAAGCCTTACTAACTACTACAGAAGCTTCTATCTATAGTCATGCTATCGGACATGATGCTACAGAGTATTACTGGATTAGATTTAGAAATCTAAATGGGGACTATGGTAATTGGTATAGTGCGACTAGTGTTACTGGGCAGACTTCACAAAACCCCGGTGAGGTATTAGCTGATCTACAACAAGACGTATATAACTCTACGTTATTTAACGCTCTACGTACAAATATTAACTCTAGTTTTTATCAAGCATTAGCTCCTACAACTAAACTCAATGGTGATAGCTTAGCAAGTGGTGATACCTGGATTGACTCAGATGATAACCAAAGACATGTATGGGATACTTCACAGGTACCTCCTGCATGGTTAGCTGTTACTGATCAAGCTACGGTATCCGCTATTGCTTCATTAGTAGGTAAACAAGAAACTTCCGATGGTGTAGTTAAAGGTTTTTTCCAGACAACAGAGCCTCTATACGCAGAATCAGCATTCGGTGATATTTGGATAGACACCTCACAACCAAAGCCACTAACCTTTACAGCTATACACAGATTCCAGGATGCGGATTCAACAAATTCAGGAAGCCTATCTTGGATGACTACAGACTCCCAGAATAATGCACTAGGTTTAACCTATATTACAGCGTATAACGCTGATGCAGAAATCACAAACATCTTAACTGGTGAGACAGATTTAGATAATGCTGTGATTGGTGGCACTAATTTAGTTAGTTACATCTCTGGTGTTGTGGGTACTGGTACTGACAACATGGTGCGCATTTACTCAGGGTCAGATAGAACAACACAAACTGGGATGGATACAGGTGACCTGTATAACGAAACAGATTCAAACGGTATTCTAACTACATACCAATACTCAGGCACAGGTTGGGTAGAAGTACAAGGTGCCTCTAACATGGCACAGTTGGGTGACCTCACAGATGGTAAACGTTCCATATACACTACAGATGGTGTACCCGTAGACTCAGATGCACAAGGTGATTTAGTCATTTCTATCAATGACTTATGGATACCTCCTTCAGATTTAACTACTACTGACGGGACTTACGCAGAAGGTCAGATTTATAGATGTACAAGTGTGTCTCCTATAACCTTCGTCAAGGCAACTAAGTATCATGACATAATTGATAATCTCAATGCCTCACTAACTAATGCAATAGATGCTAAATTGCAAACATACGCTGCAGATACAGCACCATATATTGATGTTGTGAATATCGCAACAGATGCTACTGTGTATGCCACCCATCAAGCACGTGTTAATGATTTATGGTTATGCACAAGTACTGCAGGTATTTATGTATCAGGTAACTACTACGAGTACACACGCACAGCGAATGGCACTAACACAAGTAACTATGACTATACTTGGGAAGTTAAAGCAGACATCACAGCTAGTATGTCTTTGTTGGTAGATAACAAACGTACAATTTATGGAGATACCACACCACCAGCAGGCACAACACATTCGTTACTAGATAATGACTTATGGATTCCCCCAGTAGATATTGTAGGACCTCCTGAGTACTTTCAAGGCGAGATGTATGTGCATGACTCCACAGCAACCCCAGTTTGGAGAGTAGCTTCAAGATACTCTGGAGACATTGCATCAGCTAATTCCCAATTTGCTAATTATGTAACTACAAGTGCATATGGCACTGACCAAGTAGCAATACAAAACCAGTTAGATGGTAATATCACTACATGGTTTAAAGATGAAGCACCTACATTAAGTAACGTACCAGCTTCAGATTGGCAGACGATAGACACAGCTAATAATGATGATAATGAGAAGATAAAGCATATAGGTGATTTATACTATGACAAAGTCACTGGGTATGCTTACAGATTTGCACATGAAGACAACACAGTAGATGGCGTAGATAACCCTATCTATAGTTGGATTATAATTACAGACACAGATGTTACACTAGCTCTATATAACGCAAGTGTGGCGCAAGATACTGCAGATGAAAAACGTAGGATATTTGTAGCAAAACCTAACACGGTCACCTCAGCCTATGAACCGGGTGATATGTGGGTAATGGATAATGATGCTGACCATGCTACTTTCAGTGCAGGTGATTTACTCCGTTGTGAAACTGGCCGCGCTAAGAACTTAGCTTCTAATACTGTTGATGCGTATGATGACGATGATTGGATAGCAGCAAGTAGGTATACAGATGACACTGCCGTAGATGGTGTTGTAGATGGAACTACCTCGTTAATAAACGCTAAGTTGGGTGATATACTCATTACAGAGTATGTTAATACCACTGTAGACACAGCTACTGATAATATGGTCAATGTGTACAGTGGTAGTGACAGAAGTACTCAAACAGGTATGTCAGGTGGTGACTTATTCATTGAGACAGACAGTGCTGATGTAACGACTACTTATAGATACTCAGAAGTAACACCAGCTACAACACCTATAACATACGTCTGGGTAGAGATAGAAGGTACTACTAACGTAGCTAAACTAGCTGACTTAACTGATAGTAAACGCGCTATATTCAGTACTCCTGGGATTCCTACAGATACTGATGCAGGAACTTATGACACGGTCCATATAAATGACCTGTGGATACCTCCAACAACGTTTACAGATACAACGGTTACCCCAAATATTACCTATGCAGGTGGTGAAATATACAGATGTACTATTGTAACCCCAGCAATTGTATTTACTAAAGCCACGAAATACCATGACTTGATTGAAACGTTAAATGAAAACTTAACAGCTACAATCGATGCCAAGATACAGACTTATGCACAAGCTACAGTGCCATACGTTAATGTATTGAATGTAGTAACTAATAGTGCCTCATATCTCACACAAGAGAAGCTAGTAGGTGACTTATGGTTATGCTCTACTACAGCATCCCCGTATACTGCTGGAAAGTATTATGAATACACCAAGACAGCTAATGGAACAACAGCTGCTAACTCAGACTACACATGGACAGTAACTGTGGACATAACAGCAGACTTAGCTGTATTAGTTGAGAATAAACGTACTATTTATGGTGGAAGTAGCACCCCTTCAGGAACTACATCACACCCTCTAGAAGTTAATGACTTATGGATACCTAGTACAACGGTTGACACCTACCTACAGGGTGAAATGTACACTTGGACTGGTGCTATTTGGGATACAGCATCAAGATACTCTGCAGATATCTTAGAGCTAAGCAACCGCACTATTAACGTATTCTATCAACCTGGTAATAAGGATAGTAACGGTGTATATACTACGCCTCCTGGGTCAGCTATATGGGACATTACAGGTACACCTGCCACGTGTACTGTGTTAGGAGTAATAGATACAACTATAACTACAGAAGATTTATGTGAAGCGCCTATACAACCTGAAATAAATGATATGTGGGCTGTGTTAGATGATGGAGATACTCTATATAAGTACGATGGTACAAGCTGGGTATTATTATCAATAGCCACCTTGGCTAATGTGGATACACAGATTGTTGAACAAGTAGGTTACTGTGAACGAACTGTGACCATCACAGGTGCTACAAACAGAACAGGGGCGTATACCACTAAGACTTTGTGTGAGGCAGCGGCTGTTACAGGTGAAACATTTGCTTGGAGAGACACAGGAGCATTCGCAGCGTTAACAGATGTAATCAGTTCAACAGTAGATAGTAACACTAGTACCATACAGATACAAGCCACCTCTATTAACGGTCTAGAGTCAGAGTACTCTGTCAAACTAGATAATAATGGCAATGTAAGTGGTTTTGGGTTATCAAGTGGAGCGCCAGGTTGTCTAGTTAATGGGGTGTTAGATGCTAGTATTACACAAGCAGCTTGTACAGGCACAGGTAAGGAGTGGGTAACAGACTCCAGTACTTTCCTAGTAGCAGCAGATACCTTTGCAGTAACAGGTACTGATGAGACCCCTGTCATACCTTTTGTAATTAGAACTGGAGATGTTAACGGTACTTGTTATGTAGATGGTGTGGTAAACGCAGCAGCAACTCAAGCAGCTTGTGAAGCTATCGCTGGGGGTTCTTGGGCAGCACCAGATACTAGTGTTGTGGGAATACAAGGTAGTCTAGTATTAGACGGTACGATGAGCGCCACTACAATAAAATCAGGAACTATTACAGGTGACCTCATAGCAGGTACTACTATTACAGGCACTAATATTGATGGTGGTACTATCACAGGAAATAAAATAAGCGCTACAACTAAAATTGTTGCAGGTACAGGTAATAATGTTGGTGTCCTGTCAGGTGTTCCTGCTTCTTGTTCTGATGGCGTTTCAACAACTGAAGCCGCTTGTATTGCAGCGGGTGCTGTTTGGGATGATTATCGCATTTATGCTGGTCATGCTACTCCTGCTTCAGCTCCTTTTAGAGTTAAGCAAGATGGTACGGTGATTATTGAATCAGCTGCTTCTGGTAGCCGTTTGGTGTTGGAAGACGATACCATCAAGGTATATAATGGGACAGTGCTCAGGGTTGTCTTAGGGAGGATAAGCTAATGGCTTTTGGGTTTAAACTTAATAATGCAGCAGGGACCCCTTTTTATGACACCTCTGTAATTGGGGGTATGTATTTAGGAGCATTCACGGCGTCAGCTGGTAGTAATGCCTCATTTACTATCCCACACATAGACTTAATAAATACAATATATATACAGAAATTCATGGTCAATGATATTCCAACAAATCAAGAAGCATACTCACACACAGTCAGTTCTAATTCAACTACTGGGGTAGTGACTGCGACTTCTGTAGGCACGTCTAATCAGAGTCAAACCACACACATTTTAATTTTAGGTAAATAACAGGTATGGCTTTTGGGATACACACAAGTAGTGACAATGGAGATCTGCTAATATCTAGTGATATCAAATCACTCCATTATATTGGGTCACCAACATATACCGGCGTACAGCTGAGATATGATAAATATTCAGGTAGTCGAGTGTATAGGTACACAATAACCAGTGATGCCACACCATTAATTTTCATCAGACCCGCTAATGTAAATAAATTCTACGCTGTATTGACCCATTTTCATTCAGGGTCCAGTTGGACGTATGATGTTATAGGGAGTGGTACTGTGGATGAGCCGCCAACTCTCCACGCTTTTGCTGCCTTAAGTGGTAATGGCTCCTCAGCGGAAACCTTTGGGTTACTCGTAAGGAATGAGCTCGGTGAACGCACATTTGACAGCAGAGAAAAGCCATTAGCTATGCTTGATGTGATAAGTGCAATCCCTCCTAGTGTACCTATGGATGGTGGAGCTACCTCACTAGGGAATATAGAGCTAGGATGGCACGGGTGTAGTGAGTCTAGTTATAGGACGGTTATGGAATGGGATTTCACTTCTGATGACACACACACAGATTACACATACGCCAGTACTAACCATAATTCAAATTATATGTTTGCTGCCCCTTCAATAGCACAATCAGCTTGGAGACGTAATGGTAACCACTATCACTGTGATGGTTGTAGTAACTGGGCTAAAGCAGATGAACACCACAATGCTACTGCAAACCTAGGTGTGTTTTATCGACAAGCGTATAAACTAACATCCACTAACTTACAAGCTGGTTGGTGTAGCGTGAAAGAATTCTGGTACTTGTATGCTGACAAATCTTCCTGGGCTCCTTGGAATAGTGAATGTAATACCGAAGGCTCTTTTGGTATACCTTTTTCACAGAAAACTATCAACAGAGTGAGTAATTCTGTGATCATAGCGGATGCAACTAATTATGTATAGTAGAATATTTACTAATGAAGGTTCGGTGCTATACAAGGAGACCTTATTAATAACAGATATTGGTTACACTGTTTATAAGCATGAGGGGCATAAGTATCTTGGTAAGCCTGGGAAAGTGTATTTAGAGGCTTACTTGAACCACCCAGGTTTTAATTGGTACCTCCAGAATTATGATACTTCCATATTAGGTCATATAAATACCGTTGGCATTGAATCCAACGGTGATGTGGAGTTCTATTTTGAAAACCCTGAGAACATGGAGGTGATAGCCACGCACTATAACCTACCTAAACCTTTCAGTACATCGAAAGTACCAATATACCAGGGGTCTACATTATTATCTATTAGATTTAATTCCAACAAAGAGGCGTACATTTACAAGGGGTACACTACAGTAAATGATGATGGGTTACGTCCAGTTGCTGAAATGTATATACCTGAATTAGATGACACTTTATTAATACATCACGAAGCAACAGACAGTCCTGTAGGTAAAGTTAACAAACTTATGACGATGAAAAATAACCCATCCGCTGTACTTGAGGTTAAACCAAAGGAAGCAGATAGGATATATATTGATGGTGTCGTTTACTATATCGCCGATTACAATTATATTACTCATAATGGGTATTTTGTAGACACAGTACAAGGTTCCCCTTGGGAACACTGTAATGTACAAGAATTACATAGACTATAAGCAGGTTAAAAATTATGATAAAATCACGAAAAAGCCTTTGTACCCCCAGAATATGATAGGATACGCACTATGAAGAATAATATATCAGATTTAGATATTGATGCGACTGAACTAGACACTTTAGTTGATTGGGAAAACCCACCTAAAATTGAAGACCTGAAGCAAGACTTAACAGAAGCACAGTCTGCTCATTCAGATCATATCATCGATGTCGAGAACTGGTTAGACGCTCTAAACGGCAAACAGAAGCTTAGCACTAAACCTGGTCGTTCTAAGATTGTTCCTAAACTTATTCGTAAGCAAGCTGAGTGGCGTTACGCTGCATTAAGTGAACCTTTCCTATCTACCGATGACTTGTTCAATACAGCACCGGCTACCTTCGAAGATAAGAAGGCTGCTGAGCAGAATGGTCAAGTACTTAACTACCAAATTAACTGCAAGATTGATAAGACTAAGTTTATCGATGAATACGTACGTACATGTGTGGATGAAGGTACATCTATTATTAAGTTAGGTTGGGACTACAAAGAGGAGACTGTTGAAGTTGAAGTACCTGACTTTGATTTCCAACCTACACAAGAAGCAAACCAAGTACACCAACAGTTACATGCAATGATGCAAGAAGACCCTGAGAGATTTCAACAAGAAATCCCACCAGAGATGCAACAAGCACATGAAATGTCTATGCAAGGTGGTACAGCAGTTATGCCTGTACAGGTCGGGTCTCATACTGAGGAACAAGTTAAGGTTATTAAGAACCAGCCTACTATTGAAGTGTGTAACTACGCAAACGTAATAGTTGACCCTACATGTGAAGGTGACATAGATACCGCTGAGTTTATAATCTATAGCTTTGAGACATCAATGTCTCAGCTAAAGAAAGATGGTAGATATAAGAACCTAGACGCAGTCAGCTTAGATAGTGGTAGTGTGCTGTCAACTCCAGATCACTCTGTTGATGATGACTCTAGCTTTACTTTCAAGGACAAACCACGTAAGAAGATTGTAGGATATGAATACTGGGGATTCTGGGATATCAACGGTACAGGTGAAGTAGAACCTTTCGTAGCTACCTGGGTAGGTGACACTCTGATTAGATTAGAAGAGAATCCGTTCCCTGACAAGAAGTTACCATTTGTAATCGTACAGTACTTACCTAAGCGTAAGGCTGTGTATGGTGAACCTGATGGGTTACTGATTGAAGACAACCAGAAGATTATCGGTGCTGTAACTAGAGGTATGATTGATGTTATCGGTCGTAGTGCTAACGGACAGATGGGTACACGTAAGGATGCATTAGACGTTTCTAACTACCGTAAGTTTGAACGTGGTGAAGACTTTAAGTTCAACTCTAACGTAGACCCTAGACAAGCTTTCCATATGGAGACTTACCCAGAGATTCCTGGTAGTGCACTAAATATGCTTACGTTACAAAATAACGAAGCTGAGTCGCTTACAGGAGTTAAAGCATTTAGTTCAGGTATCACAGGACAAGCATTAGGTACAACTGCTACAGGTATTAGGTCAGCACTAGATGCTACATCTAAACGTGAGTTAGGTATCCTTAGACGTCTAGCTAATGGTATTAACCAGATGGGGCGTAAGATTATATCTATGAACGCTGAGTTCTTAGGTGATGAAGAAATCATCAGAGTAACTAATGAAGAGTTTGTAGCTATCAACCGTGAAGACTTAGGTGGTATGTATGACATTAAACTAAACATATCTACAGCAGAAGCTGACACTGAGAAAGCTCAGGAGTTATCATTCATGCTTCAGACTATGGGTAACAACATGCCTCCAGAGATGTCACAGATGGTACTAGCAGATATTGCTAAGTTACGTAAAATGCCTGAGTTGTCTAAGCGTATTCAAGAATACAAGCCACAACCTGACCCTATGGCTCAACAGATGAAGGAACTTGAAATGCAGCTGTTACAAGCACAGATTGCTAATGAGCAAGCTAAGGCACAAGAGAACCAGGTTGATGTAGGTCTGAAGCAAGCTAAGACACAGACAGAACAAGCTAAAGCTAGAGGACTACATAGCACCTCTGACTTGAATGACCTAGACTTTGTTAATAAAGAATCAGGTGTGCCTGATGCAAACAAAGAAGAGCAGATGAAGTTAGCTCATGGTCAAGAGATGCAAAAGAAAGAGTTTGATAGATTATCAAATTTAGACAGTAAGGCGATAGATAGTATGATGCAGGGAGCTAATACTAACTATCCGGGACTTTAACAATATGAGGGTAATAACATGACACAAGAGGAACAGTTAGACAGCTTAGAATTTAGTATGGATGAGGCTAAACACTTTATCAGTGTGAAAAACAGTATGCTGAAACTACAAAATAATCGCGATTTTAAAAAGGTGATTACAGAGTACTACTTCAAAGAAGAGGCTGCTAGGTTAGTTATGGCTAAAAGCTCTAACCTTAATGTAGAACAGCAGCTACTGGTTGATAAAATGATTTATGGTGTGGGGTCACTTGCTAAGTTCTTAGATAGCGTAATCTCTAGAGGCACTCAAGCAGAGCAAGCTCTAGCAGAAGACGAAGATACAAAAGCTAGTATCCTTCAGGAGGGTTTAGTATAATGACTACAAACAATGACGCATTAGGAATGTCAGACGAAGATTTCTTGAAAAAAGACTTCGGAGACTTCGAAGAAACACCAGCAGTAGAAACTGCTGAACTAGACACTGAAGTGACAGAAGAGCAAACTTCTGAAGCTGATGTAGAGACTCAAGTGATTGAGACTCAAGATAACGCCCAGGAGCAACCTGAGCCGGAACCGTTAGATGATGCAGATAGCCAACCATTTGAGGATACTCAAACGGAGCAGGAACCTTCAGCTAAAAGTACTGAGCCAGCGTCTCTTGATACAGAAGTCAAAGTAGATGACACAGATGGGGATACCCAAGAAACATCAACTGTAGACTTCCAAGGAGCATATGAGAGGATTTTCGCACCCTTTAAGGCCAATGGCAGTGAGATGCAGGTGGACACGGTTGACGATGTAATGTCATTAATGAAGATGGGAGCTAACTACCAGAAGAAAATGGCAACGTTAGCACCTAATCTGAAGTTAGTGAAAATGCTTGAGAAGAATAACTTACTAGATGCTAGTAAGCTAAACAACTTAATCGACATCTCTAAGAAGAACCCTGCTGCAATTTCTAAGCTTATAAAAGATAGTGGGATAGACCCTCTCGATATTGATACTGATGAAGAGGTGAAGTACACCCCTAATGACTACAATGTATCAGACAAAGAGTACAAGTTAGATGAAGCGCTAGAAGGCATCAAAGATAGTAGGTCTTTCAACGACACCATTGACGTTTTAACTAATCAATGGGACGCTGCAAGTAGAACTATAATCACTGAGAACCCTAAGATTATAGGTATTATCGATGAACATATGCAGAATGGTGTGTATGCTGAAGTGAATAAGTTAGTCTCAAAGGAGCGCGCCTTAGGTAGATTAGAAGGTGTCTCTGATGTAGCAGCTTATCAACAGGCAGCAAACTACTTAGCTAGTATTGGCGTGCTGAACAACGGAGACACTAAGAAGGTGGCTACACCACCTACGTCAGATGTATCAAGTAAGACAAAAGCAAAGGATGATGCTCAGTTAACGAATAAACGTAAAGCTGCAGCATCTACAAAGACAAGTAGCAAACCTACGACTTCTCAACCAGACTTCTTAAAGATGACGGATGATGAGTTTATGAAGATGGCTGCTGTCTAATTTTATGAAGCTTTATAGGAGAATATAATGGCTCAAGTATACGGTGACGGTACTAATTCAACAGTAGGTGCACAGGCACGTACTGATTTTTATAACAAAAAGGCGCTAATTGCAGTACGTGATAAGCAGTACTTCATGCCTTTGGCTAACGTTCAGGCTATGCCTAAACATCACGGTAAGACAATTAAACAAGACGTTTACTTACCTTTACTAGATGATTTGAACATCAACGACCAAGGTATTGACGCTTCTGGCGCAACTATCGACAGTACTAAGTTTTCAGCTTGGACTAAAGCTGGTGCTTTAATTGGTGCTGCATACACAACAGCAGCTTTAGCTGCTGCTGCAACTGGTGCTGCTGTAGTTCAACAGAACTCTGGTAACTTATACGGTTCAGGTAAGGACATCGGTTTAATCGCTGCTAAACTTCCTGCATTGACTGAGAACGGTGGACGTGTTAACCGTGTAGGCTTTAAGCGTACACAGATTACTGGTTCAATCGTTAAGCAAGGTTTCTTTACTGAGTACACTCAGGAGTCTTTGGACTTTGATTCTGATTCTGAACTACTTTCTCATATTACTGAGGAAATGGTACAGGGCGCTACTGAATTAACTGAAGCGGCTTTACAGTCTGACTTGATTAATTCTGCGACTACTACAGGTACAGCTTACTTTAAAGGCGGTACTACTAAAGCTACAGTATCAGGTGTTGTTACTTACACTGACTTAATGAACTTGTCTATCGCTCTAGATAACAACAAGACACCTAAGCAGACTAAAGTAATCTCTGGTTCTCGTTTAGTTGATACTAAAACTATCAATGGTGGCCGTATCATGTATGTAGGTTCAGAGATGATTCCTGCTTTACGTGCTATGACTGACTTACACAGTGCTCCAGCATTTGTGTCAGTAGAGAAGTATGCTGATGCAGGCAACACAGTAAACGGTGAGATTGGTTCTATTGACCAGTTCCGCATCGTTGTTGTTCCTGAGATGCAGTACTCTGCTAAAGGCGGCGCGGCTGGTGTAGACATCTACCCGATGTTAGTTGTTGGTGATGGTTCATTTACTACTATCGGTTTCCAAACTGATGGTAAGACTGTGAAGTTCACTACTACGCACAAGAAGCCTGGTAAAGATGTAGCAGACCTTAACGACCCTTACGGCGAGAAAGGTTTCTACTCAATCAAGTGGTACTACGGATTCATGGCACTACGTGCTGAGCGTCTAGGTATCATCTGGACTAAAGCTGCTTAAGTAGAGCTTTAACCTTGGTAGGCTGTTAGCACGCAAGTGCGGTGCAGCCTACCTCATTAATTCCGGGAGGAACCATGAACATAGAAAATTTGACATCTAAACAGATAAGCGATAAGCTAGCCGAACACGGTATTAAGATGCATTTTAATTCAAACAGAAAAAAGCTTGAGGAAGCTTTACTTACTATTACTACTCATGAGGATGATATTATGGAAACAGCAACAGCAGATGTAATTGAACTAGCACCAGGTACTACACACACAGCAGAAGGTATTGAACTTGAGGGAAAAGTATCTTCAGAAGCTATGAAGCTAATTAGAATTATTGTTAGACCTAACGACCCACTAAAGCGTGAGTCTGAAGGTGACATCTTTACAGCAGGTAGCGACTTAGTTGATCGTGGCAGAGCTGTTAAGAAGTATGTACCTTACAATAATGAAGAAGGCTGGCACGTTCCTAATATTATTTATCAGAACATGAAAGAAGCTGAGTGTCAAATCTTTAAAAAGGTTAGACGTAATGGTGAAGACATGATGGAAACACAGATGATTAAAGCGTACAATATTGAGGTATTACCACAACTTACTCAAGCTGAGTTAGATACCTTAGCTAGCACGCAGAAGGCGCATAACACACTAGGATAAAACTATGGCATCAATAAGTACTTCAGATTTAACACAGGCAAGTGGTGTAACCACCAGTACTGACGGAAAATACACTGTTACAGGTACTGGAGTATTTGATGACCTTATGGAGGCGGTGAATGCTCATCTAGATGCTCAGTTTAATTTAGGTAGACTAACAGGTGCAGATTATGCAACTGTCTACCTAGGGGCAGTACAGAGCTCTATGCAGCAATCAGTTGCTTTTATCTTAGGTAAACAGCAAGCTGATAAACAAGCTGACCTGATAGATAAACAAATCCTGACAGAGGTGAAGAAGACTTTAGATGTTACGTCTACAACCACTGTCAGAGATGCCCAATCTGCTAAAGATTTACTCGTTAAAACGGCACAGGTTACCTCGATGACTAAGGAAGACGTAGTCAAGACAAACCAAGCCCTAGATGTACTATCACAGACATCAGTTAGGAACGCCCAATCTGCTAAAGATGCAGTGCTGAAGGATGCTCAGACGCTTGATATTCATGACCAAGCTGTACTACGTACACAAGCTAGTGATGCAGATTTATCTATCAAACGTCAACAGATTATCAATGAAGCGTTTACTAATGGTATGGAAGTGAATGAGTACATCTGGGAGATTGAGTATAAGCTTAATCTAGGTGAGACTTACACCTTCGTAACTATTGAGAACTTAACGGATAATGATGTAGTGGCACTTATGACTGCTGACCCACATGACCCTAGATACCCTGAAGTTAATGCCGTAACACTAAGTATGTCTAAAGTTATACAACATGCTGGTAAGTCTACTGCTGCAACTATCATTGCTAAAACGCAAGAAGAGGTTGACTTACTTAAACAGAAGCGTATTACTGAACATGCGCAGACGTTGACAGAGACTATCGGTTCTACTATTGTTACAAGCAGTGTTATGGGTAAGCAGGCTGAATTATTTACTCAGCAAGCTGTTGGTTTTGAGAATGATGCTAAGAACGCCTTCAATAAGAACATGGCTGATATTCTCAAGATGCAAATCAACACACAAGGTGACTTTAGCTCAAGTAAGTTCATCACTGTAGAGCATTTACTAGATCTCTATCCGGATGATGATAATGTAGTTGCAGCTACATAAAGTGACAGTATGGGCTGGAATCCATTCAAGAAGACCCGGACCTACCAATACTGGAATGTAGCTACAACACCTTTATTAGATGATGCTCTACCTGATGGGTTCCATGAGTTCGCTATCATTAATGATGTTGTTAATGGTATTGACTACTTTAAGAGCTTAGACTATTTAAATTACAGTGCAGGTGCACGTACTAGGTTTAGACAGCTAAACACTAAGTTTAAAACTAAAGACTACTTTGGTGGGTATGGTGACGTAGACATAGGTAACAACTATGTCCCTGCTAGTTTAGTTAAAGCTAGGATAAACCCTAGCAACCCTACTTATGTAACTATTACCAATAGTTCAGTTGTTGCACTAAACTATGCTAACTGGGTATCTGGCTACTTAGTTGATACCTTTAATCTTAATACTGTTACAAACATATTTGTAAGGGATGGAGTCTCGTATACCGTAGACTTTAATACTGCAGACAGTGTAGATAACAGTGTTGACTACATGAATAACACTACACTATTATCCTACACACTAGACCTACCTCCAGAACCTGTGGGCAAGTCATATAATGTTAGTTACACAATAACTACCCCTGGTGTGTCAGGACAACCCTCTACTACTTCTCCTGTACGAACATGGACGTATGAAATAGGAACAGGACTGTATCCTGAGCTAGATGTAAATACTAGATTACCTGAGAATGACCCAACGGTCTTCCAGCTAATGCCTCCGATAGATATACGCAGAAACGGTGGGTACATCCACTCCAGTGCTTCTAGACATGCTGACTATGATGACTACGCTAAGAATTTAGGTATCAATCCTAAAGATATAGCAGATGCTTTTGCTGGGCAGTCTGATATGGATAAGTTAGACCATATAGCTGTAAGTCAAGGTGTAGATTTACAAGCTAAAGACAAGCACAGTTTAAAGTACTGTATAGATTTCGTTACTAAACTGAAGGCGCTAGCCGATACTCATACTATGGGCTATAACGTTAACGGAGCTAATGATAATGTTAACCTAGGTTTTAATACACAAGCACCTTTGGGGCTTAACCAAGATGGCACTGTCTTTGGTACTGAACATAGGTACACCCCTCAAGAGCTTGTAGACGTTCCTGGCGTAGATTTGATTGTATCCTTTGATAGTTCTTCATATGGCCTTAAGTACTCTCATATCGAGATACAGCAACATACCGCTGCTGAGGTAGAGGCTAATTCTGTTCTTAAGTCTTTGAGGGATACTGCTATCGATGTTGGGGAACATGGGCGTGTACAAGGTACTCATAGGTATAAGTCTGTGGTAAATCATGACTTCAGCTTAACAGCGACTATGACAGGTGTCACCCTAGATGGAGGAATTTGGGGGTATTTGTCAGGAATAATGGCAAATCTCAACACAGCCAATTTAGGCACGATTACATATTACAAAATAAGTAATATAGATGGGAGTATGAGCAGTCACATGATTGTAGCTCCCGTAATATCCCATTATGTTCGTGATGCACAATCAGGCCAACATAGGCTAGTGCACTTAAACTTAAGCTCAACAGACGCTGATTTATACTTCCCTTTAGATTGGAGGATAGTTAACAGTTATAGCAATCAGGAGCTGACTTCATTAACTGCAAGCAGTATGCATCTAAGTATGTACTATGCTTACTGGGAGCAGAAAGAAGTATGGAACTGGTCGCTCATAATAATCGTAGTAGCTATTGTTGTGTTTGTCTATACTGGGTATGACATTAGCGCTGCTCTAGCAGAGACAGCCACTTCACTATCAGTAGCTTTAGGTGTGTCTGTGTCAACAGCATATCTAATTATGGCTGTTTCCTACTTAGCCTCTATGGGAGTGTTTGGTGAAGACTACATCGTATTAGGTCAGATAATGACACTAGCTATAAGCATGGGCACTAGCACAGTAGCTATAGGCGCTAACACGACTACTGCTAACTATGCGTTACAGGTTATGAATATGATGAACTCATACAAGATGAGACACATCGTAGATGAAATGGAAGAGATACAGAATTTAGGTGATGCACAGCTTGTTTTACAAGATGAAATACGTGAAGAAATAGACCAAGCCTTTGAAGACATGGGGTACTATTACAACCTTAGAAAGAGACAATATATAGCACAAGCGTTAGTCAACATTAAAAAGGTAGACCACTTTGAAGCGATGCCTTCAGCAGTGTACTTTCAGAAGATAAAGAAAACAGTATCACCAGAGTATACTTATAAGTTACAATACAAATACATATAAAAGAATTACGGAGAAATAATATGCGTTATCCAAAATTTAATAACTACTGGGGTGGACAGAACCCTAACCCACTGCAAACAGCTAATAGGTCACACCTTATGGGCTTACAGCCAACAGACCAAAACAAATTCATAGAAGATACGTTTGGTGATAATAATAATTTAGACCAAGAGTTTGACCTAGGTTTGAATATGGGTACGCTACAGCTAGGTACTGCTGCTCTTGGTGCATGGAATGGGTTTACGGCGAATAAGCGAGCTGAAGAGGCTAATCAGATAGCTAGAAATCAACTTAACCAGAATGCTGAAGCATTTAACATTAATACAGGTATGCAAGTAGCTACACTGAATGATGAGATTGGTAGATACAATGCACATGTTGGTGGTTTCTTAGATGAGAGCCAACGTAGAGACACGTTTGATGCAGATCAGTTTGGTAAGTTATCCACATACAGTTAAGGAGTTAACATGTTAAATTGGAAGAATGTACAGTATGCAAATGGTTCAGGTCTTGTAAATGCTATTAGAGATAATAATAATCAGATTACTAAAGGTAACCAACAGATTATTGATTCTATTACTGGGTATGCTGATAATAGGTCAACACAGGAAACTGATCAGTTAGTTGCTGCAATGACACTGGTACAGGATGATGGTACTGATGCAGGCATTAAGAGAGCTAAAGCTGATAGAAATGCTATTTTACAAAGTATAAACCCGGACACCTCGTTTGCAGATTTAAGTACTGTTATCGAAGCTTATAAGACTGCTAATACTCCTGCAGAACAGACTTGGCAACAGCAGAATGCTCATGAAATATATATTCAAAAACTTAAAAATAAAGACTCTTTCAAAGAAGGTAAACATAACTATAGCCCTTCTGGTATTGCAAATGAAGTTACTAAATTATACCCAGATGCACAAAATACTTCATTATGGGGTCTTGGTAATTTATGGGGTGAATCTACGCCTGCAGCTGATACACAGAATCGTATTAGTAAATTTATCAGTGATATGGGAATGAATGATAAAGAAGCTAAACGGGCTGTTAAAACTTTATTAAGTAATACCACTTATGACACAACTGGGCGTAATGAAGTATTTATCAATAATGGTCAGATGGACACAACAATTGATGATGCTACCAATGAGCAGTTAACAAATATACTCATTAGAGGTGGGTACTTATCAGACGCTGATAAAGACAAGAAAAAAACAGACACTAAATAAGGAATTCCCACTATGGCCTCATCTTCTGAGATTTTTAGCAGTGTTGTAGCAGGTAAAATACAGAGTTTAGCTTCAACAAGTACACGTAAACGTGAAAAATTATCTGACATTTCAGGTAACTCAACAACCTTTTTAGAAGAAGCTATACGTAATAGTTACTTAGATAATGTATCTACACGAATTGAACAAGGTAATTCTAACTTTTTAGAGCAAGGTACTAACAGGGTAACTTTCAAAAACTTACAAGGTAAAGGTACTGATGCAGATTCAGGTTATTTTACTTTAGGTGATAAGGAAGCTGGATTACGTGCTCTAGGAATTGATGCACCAGAGACATCATTTTATAAAGCTGAAAGTAAAGGTAGGGATAGCCAACGTGCTCACTATGCTAAGTTATGGAATGTACCTGAAGATAGGATAACTAATGATGTTATCTTTGCTATGGGTAAACGTTCAGAAGAGTTATTTGACAAGGTTGCCTCTGAAGGTCAAGACATTAATAATGGCATTGTTGCAGATGCCACATATGACCCCACATCATTAAAGTGGTCAACAGATAAACGTACTAAAGCTACAGTAACAAATCCATTCACCGGTGTTGATGTATACAACGCCATGAACACACCTGAATTTAATACTAGGTGGTTTGATAACACTCCAGAACAAAACGAAATACGTTCTAAATACGAAGCTGAGAATGGTAGTAATTACTCTAACTTCAAAATGCCTAATGAAGGTCAAGTTGTTGGTAATACACAGTTTGGAAGACCTGCATTTTATTTAAATGGTGAAATTGTTTCTGAGAAATCTACAACACTTGAGGTAGATGGTAAGTGGGTTAATGTTCCTACCATCTGGGATGGTAAGAAATACTCAGATGATGAAGTTGCTGTAATGCTTGCTAGAGGTGACATAGAACCTACTAGTGTACACAAATCAGAAAAAGAAGCAGGAATAGCAGCTAAATCTAGGTCTAAAAGTATAGACTATGGGCAGAATGCTTCTGAACAAAAGGCTAAAGTAAGATTAGGTCAATACTCATCTGACTTTGTAGATAAATCAGACAGTCTTCAAGCAATTTTTGAAAGAAGTTTTAGTTCAGGTGTAGATAATTTACAAGCTACTGGTTATGGTTTTGCTGCATTAATTGCAGATGCTACTGGTAATGAAGAATTTGCAACTAAGATGTTAGAGCATTATTTAGCTAACATTGATGAAGCTCAGCGTAACGGTGCACACTTACCACCTATTGAGGAAATAGATTGGTTTAGCCCACAAGCATTACAAAAGGTAACAGCCTTACTTGGTGAAGCTATGCCATCTATCATTGAGATAGGCGGTGTTGCACTAGCTGCATACTTTACTGCTGGTACCGCAGCTGTTGGTTATGGTAGTTTAAGATATGGTGCCCAGTACATGGGTAAGAAATATGTCAACAAACAAATAAGTAAGAAACAATTACAAAAAATTAAGAATAGGTCAGCATCAGTTGGTGGTTACTTAGCTGCTAATGTAATGGAAACTGGTGGTATTTATGGTGATGTAGCAGTAGCTGGCCATAGAGATGCTAAAGC